ATGAGCTTGGCTCAGCATCTGTGCCGTTCAAGTTCGATATTCATGCACTTATCTATTCTGATGATGCTCCTGCTCTGGAGGCTAGTCTGCATAATGAGTTCTCAGCTCATCGAGTAAACCTCATTAATAACCGCAAGGAGTTTTTCCGCGTACCACTGAAGTCTATTGAGCAGAAGGTTAAGAGTCTTGGCTTTGATGCTGCGTTTGTAGAATTTGCCAAAGCACCAGAGTACAGACAAACTCTGGCCTTGCTTGATGAGAAGAGCAAACGAGAAAGTCTTCATGAAGCGATTGAGCACAAAGTTGAAGAAGAATTCCCAGAAATGGCTTAGCTTACGCAACGATATGACGTGAAACCCGCTACGGCGGGTTTTGTCGTTCCTGCTGACCTCTCCGTCAACTGGTGGAGTGGCACATCCTTGTGCCTGCGATCTTATCTAAGTGATGACGGGATGGAATTATCTTTCAACCTGATCCAAGCCGATAAATTCATAGGTCCACCTGGTTCATTTATGTCTACATCGCGAGTGATTCTTATTAACACTTTTCTTGCTTCTTTTATGAGTGGCGAGAATTCACTACCATAATCGTAAAATTTACCCGCAAATTCAGACCTTATTTGCTTCATTGATGGATAAAGTTCTCGATACAAGTGCTGGGAGCGATTAGCATAATCCCAAAGCCAAATTAGATAATCAGCCTCTCGTGCCGACAAAGATGTTGTGGATAATGTTTTCTGCTTGCCGAGGAATTCACCTTCAATTGCTTTGGCCGCAAGATACTCCATAGCTTCTACAGTCTGCTTTGGTGATAATTCATCGATATGTTGAACGCCGAACTCGCGATGAACAAGCTTGTAAACTGACTGATAAGTGGTTCCGTACTTCGCCATAATACGATTAACGAGGCTGCGTAGTGGCGTGCGATCGTCAACGGTTGTTTTAGCAATAGCGACAGCCTTTGCAGTATCACCAGAAACGAGAGCGTCGTAGGCTCGGATGACCTTAAGGAAGAACTCAGCGCTGATCCATGTGGCATAGGCGTAAACCAGCTCTTTGCAGACGTAGGTTCCGCCCTTGCAACCGCGCGTGGTGCGGATTGGGGGAAAGGTAAGGTTTCCTACCTTTTCAATTGTTTCAATCAAATCAGTTGTTTTCTGCAATGCGAGCCAGTGAACAGGCTTATCCTTTTGCTCTGAGCCAGAGGCTTTATGCAGGTCGTTGATGCTGTAACGACCTTCAGAATCCTGACGAATGGATATATCGGAGATGATGATTTGGTTAGTCATAATGACCTCGTTGATTTCTTCGAATTACCACTATCGGAGTGGTGCCGGGAGGTTCGAAACGGCTCAACGAGACCGCGGACTTATTCCCCTTTCGGGTGTTGTATTCGTCGCCCTCCCGACTTTGATCGGGGTGTGTCCGCGCGGTGCGTCCACTGAATGACAGGCATAAAAAATCCAACACTAACGGGGTTGGTTCTGGCCGCGTTGAGAAGAGGTTTCGACGCCTCGTGCAAAACAAGATAGCGAAAGCTGATCCTTTCGTCAACAGATGGTAGGATTTGACCATCTTTTAATGTGGGGGGATAGGGATGTGACGAACAGCGAACTAGAAGCGCTTTACAAATCGGCTATAAATTTCGTTTTTGCTATAGGTAAGTTTGATTCTGAATACCTAAAAAAAGGTATGCAAATCACTGATGATGATGTTAATCAGTTGATAGAAAAGATGATATCTCATGGCGCTATTAGTGATATGGATGAGAGTGGGAACTATACCCCGCTCAAAACTTACATACATAGCGAATATTTATTGCAACAAGAGCGGGAAGATGATGCGATAAAAGAGGAGACATTAAAAACCAAGAAAGCAAATAAAAACATTGGATTGGTGATTTTCTCTCTGGCCGTGGTTGTTTTTCTTGTGACGTGCTTCTTTGCTTTTAGAGAGCCAATGGCTCTTCCCCTCGTAATTCCGTTAGTTTTGCTTTGTTTTTGGTGGGCTGATAAATGGAAATGGAACATTGGTATCCCGTCGACTCTTTCTATAATCGTGTGCGCATTATCATTGTCATGGGTTAACTCAATTTCTCCTTTGTGGGGGGAAAGGTATGAGTCAAAAATGGAATATGAGCGTTTAAAATCAGCCGTGAATGAAGATGAGCACGCAAAGATAAGGAAAATATCTATAGGTCAGGTAGCAGTAAAGGAATTGTTAAAAGATCCATCATCGGCCAAGTTTTCTGGTGACTACGTGGGAAAATCAGGCGCTGTTTGCGGATACGTTAACGCAAAAAACAGTTTTGGTGCCTACTCAGGGAAGGATAGATATATCTACAATGGTGGTGCGTACATTGATGATGGAGGAAAGGACTTTTCATCCCTCTGGAGAAAGCTTTGTAGATAAGAATTAAGCCAAACAACCAACCTCGCTCCGGCGGGGTTTTTTATTGCCAGGAGAAAATGAAATGGCCGAGAACGTAGGTGATATTGAATATGTAATAAAGGCTGATACGGCTCAGCTGTTGCGTGCTGATAAACAGGTTCGCGATATAACAGACGGCATGGAAGGTGGATTCAACCGCGCAGATAAGGCTGCTTCATCGCTAACGTCGTCCTTTGGTAGCTTAAGCCGTGTAGCCACCTCTCTGATGGCTATCCTGTCGGTTCAACAGGTATCTCAGTACGCCGACGCATGGACAACGCTCAATAACAAACTGGCGAACGCCCTCCGCCCAAGCGAGCAACTGGTTGACGTTACTGAGCGGGTATTCAATATTACGCAGCAAACTCGCGGCAGCCTGGACGCAACAGCTTCTTTGTATGCCAGGCTGGAGCGAGCAACCAGGGAATATGGAACCAGCGCTGATGATCTGGCTAAGCTGACAACCATCATTAACCAGGGCTTTGTGGTCTCCGGTGCGACCGCTCAAGAAGCAGAAAACGCTATTATCCAGTTGTCTCAGGGACTGGCATCTGGCGCGCTGCGCGGTGAAGAATTTAACTCAGTGAATGAGCAGGGCAACCGTCTGATCGTTGCACTTGCCGACTCTATGGGTGTTGGCATTGGGCAGATGCGTCAGATGGCAGCCGCTGGAAAACTGACTACTGATGTTGTGGTTAACGGGTTACTTTCACAGGGGGTGACGATTGGCAATGAGTTCGCCAATACCACGACAACTATCAGCCAGGCTTTGCAGGTAGCCGGGAACAACATCACCAAGTTCTTTGGTGAAAACTCCACGGTAAAAACCGGTACAGCAATCTTTAACGATGCTGTCATTAGTGTCAGCGAGAACATTGGCGCGCTCAGTGCGGTGCTGACTGCAACTGCCGCCGTCATGGGAAGTCGTTATGTTGGGGCCTTAACTCTTGCGACTCAGGCCAAGTTGTCTGGTGTGGCTGCAACTATTAAGCAGCAAACGGCAGAATACAATGCAGCAAAAGCAGCCATTGCCAGTGCTGAAGCCGAGATTAGAAATTCCCAGGCGATAATTGCTTCAGAGCAAGCAAAAGCCCGGCAGCTAGCCACTCAGGCGGCCATCAATAAACAATATGGTCTGGCAGTTTCCTATCAATCTGAATATGCAGCAATCCAAAAAAATATTGTTGCAGCAGATAGTGCAGCAACCGCGGCCAAAGAAAGGCTAGCTGCAGCCACTCAGCAGGCGTCATTAGCAAACAGAACATATGCGGCATCAGCCACTCTTGCCAAAAATGCCCTTGCGCTTATTGGCGGGCCGGCAGGAGCGGCAATGCTTGCAGCGGCAGCTGTATATTACTTCTATCAGAAAGCTCAGCAAGCTAAGCAGGAAAGCATCGATTTTGCTGATTCTCTTGATGGATTGACAGCAAAAATGAAGGAGATGAGTTCTGTCCAGATAGCTGCAGCCATCGCTAAAACCGAACAATCGATTCTCGACCAGCAGGATGCAATTGCTAGTTTAAGAGCTGAATATGAACAGCTTGAACAGAAAAAAACCTTTATTGAACAAGCTGCGCAAATTAGAGGGGCGGCGGCGGTAGCTGATGATCTGGCAGATGTTAACCGTAATCTGGCCGTACAAGCAGATAAGGTAGAGCAGGCCGAGAATAAATTAAGCAGAACCACTAGCTCCCTTGGCTTGCTTAGGGCCCAGGCTAACGGTCAGTTCCGCGAAGGTATTGACCTGTTGCGCAGGGATGGTGAGGAGGCCGGGACTGTTGCTGGTCTAATGAATAACCTTGGTGATGCCATAAACTTCGCTGCTAAAGCTAAGGACAAATTCAATTCTTCCAGCCTGATGGTTATGCGTAGCGAGGATGGAGATAAGCTCCTGTCCAACCTTGAAAAGCAAAACAGTCTGCTGTCTATTACCGACAAAAAAGAAAGGGCTGTAGCCGAGGCAAGGCAGGCAGCCCTTGATGCAGGGGTGGATGCGCATTCAAATCAGATGAGGCAGATTGAAGAAGCAGCAGCAAAACGATATGACCTCCAGCAGGCTGACTCAGCAGTAACCAAGTCCACGAAAGAGGGTAATAAAGCTGTTGATTCCGCCGCACAATCGCTTACCCGCCAACAAGCCGCTCTTGATCGTCTGAACACAGGTTATGCCGATGGCTCTCTCGAATTGGCGAAATACGACGCTGTAGTTGCTCTTGGAAACAAAGCATCAGCAGAGCAGATCGCAAAAGCTGAACAGCAAGCGGAATCCATATGGAAAATACAGCAGGCAACCAAAGCCGCAGCAGAAGAGGAAAGGAAGCGCACGCAGGCAGGGCAAAACTTTACCGGGCTACAGGGGCAGGTATCACCAGTTGCAGCAGTAGATAACACCTACGCACAGCAAATGGCGCAGCTTGACGAGTATGTGCAACTTTACCCACAAAAAATTGCTGAAGCAGAAGCCGTCCGCGCAGGAATTGAAGACCAGTATCACCAGAAACGCATGGCCGCAATGTGGGAGGAATGGCAGCAGCAAAGCGAGATTAATAGCATGCTTGGCGCGGCTGTAGATTCCCTTCAAGGTGGCGCTACTAATGCGATAACTGGTCTCATCAATGGTACCCAAAGCCTGCAGGAGTCATTCGCAAATATTGGTTCGACAATACTCAACAGCGTTGTAAGCGCCATTGTGGATATGGGAGTTCAGTATGTTAAGAGCCTGATTATAGGTAAGGCCATGTCATCTGCTGCAACTGCCGCACAGATTGCTGAGGCTGGCGCTCTTGCAACAGCTTGGGCTCCTGCGGCTATGGCAGCATCTATTGCGACCCAGGGCAAAGCATCTGCTATCGGTTTGGCTGCCTATAGTTCTTCCATGGCGGCAGGGCAGGCGCTTTCTATTGCTGGCGCTCGCCGTTACGGCGGCACAGTATCAGCTGGCAACGCCTACCGCATCAACGAAGATGGCCGCTCTGAAATCTTCCAGACTGCTGGTGGTCAGCAGATGTTCATTCCGAACCAGTCAGGGAAGGTGATATCTGCTGATAAGGCGGGTGGGGGCGGAGTTCAAAACGTTTACTTCACCATTAACACTACAGGTGGAATAAGTGATGCTGAGTGGGCGCAAATCGAGGCTAAAGCAATTAACATCAGTAAGAAAATGGCGCTTTTCCAAATTAGTGACCAGGCCAATCGGCCAAATGGTATGATACAGCCGCGTAGGAAATAAAATTAACCATGGAGGCGTAACGTGGAGATTGAAGTAACGAATATCACGGCAGCAGACAACGAGGTAGCAACAGGAATTAACGCGACTGTTACCTTTATTGATTACGAGAATAATAGCGGTGAAATTGTTGTTTACGTAAAGTTGCCTTTAGAAAAGCAACTATCAATTTCTGATGTTGAGGAAAAGGCTCAGGAATTGGCGAAGAATAAATTGAAAGAGCTTGTGGCTGGCTTTTAAACAGTCGTCCAGCATAGTGAACCCGCTCCGGCGGGTTTTTTATTGGGAGTAATCCATGCCAGAAACATTCACATGGACACCGCAGAAAGCCTACTCAGTTGAGCGAGCCCCGAATGTTGCTGTCGTTAAACTAGGCGACGGTTACGAGCAACGACAGGTGAAGGGTATCAATCCGTTAATGGATAAATATTCGCTCACCTTTCGCGGAGTCAGCGGCGCTTGCCGCAGCAACCCGGCAAAGGATGCTGAGGAATTTCTCAAGGCTCGAATGGCGGTAGAGTCATTCTACTGGACTCCATCCGATACGGGAGTACAGAAGCTTTATGTCTGCCGCTCCTGGAATATGACAAAGACCGGGCCGCTGTTTGAACTGACGGCCACGTTTGAACAGGTGCCACGATAAGGAGAGTATTATGACTTTAGAACAGCGAGTTGAAGCGCTGGAAAAAACGGTAAAGGTGTTAGCAGGGAGGGATTTTGCTGTCGATGGGGGGCGGGTGTTCATCAATGAGGCATTTATCCAAGAGGGGGCGACTAAAGCGGCCCGGAAACAGGCCGCCATTTGCTTTTATATGTTAAGTTTGGGAATTAAGCCTGATGTAACTCCTTCAGGTTACTAACCCATTGCTGCACAGAAGGGGATTTAATGTCAGATAACTCCTTGATGATTTGCTGACGTCCTTCACTGTCTAACTTCAGAGCTACGCTTAGAAGGATCATTTTAATATCATTCATTTCGTCAGCTACTTCCTTCAGGTTTTGATTCTTTGTATTAAATTGAATTTTGGCACTTATTTCTTTCATATTTTCCCTTAATCAGAGGTAATCAGCCATCCCTCGTTACCTGAGTGCGCCAGTGTCCCACCACTGACGGGCTGAACCACACACTTTAACCAGGGTTAATGTCCCGTAACACCCTGACAAATGATCAGTAGCCACCTTTTGGTGGCTTTTTTATTGGAGTCTTTCGTGCGTGACATACCTGCAAATTTAATTATCGAAAGCGTCGATGCCGGAGTCGGCGCTATCATTGACCTTTTCGAAGCAGACCTGCAACCATATGGTGGTGACCTTATCCGCTTCCATTCCGGTACAAATGGCTATTTCGGTAATGTTATCTGGAAGGGCAACCAGTACCAGGCTTACCCGATAGCCGTGGAAGGATTCGAGTCGAAGAACGAAGGGACCTATGCCAGGCCAACAATGGTTGTGGCGAACGTGACCGGCCTGATTACCGGGATTAACCACGATTTTGATGACATGCTTGGCGTGGTAATCACTAGGCGTCAGGTGCCGGTAAAATATCTTGATGCGGTTAACTTTCCGAACGGTAATCCTGATGCAGACCCGACACAGGAGGCCGTTTCCCGCTACGTTGTCGAGGAGATGACGGAAGAGACGTTTGAACAGGTGACCTACACGCTGGCGACACCAATTGACTGCGATAACGCCATTATCCCGGCTCGCACTATTCTGGCTGACGTGTGCCAGTGGCAGTATCGCGGCGTTGGGTGTGGATATGACGGGCCGCCAGTTGCAGATGAGCGCGATAATCCAACCGCAGACCCGGCGAAAGATAAGTGCTCTCACCGCCGTAGCGGCTGCCGTTTCCGTTATCCGCGACCGGAACCAATGCCAATCAGCAGTTTCCCCGGCTCTCAAAAGGTCTCCTGATGCAAGAATTACTCGATTATGCGGCGTCGTCGCAGGATGAAGTGTGCGGCTTAATCATTGATGACGAACGGCTGTTCCGCTGTCGGAACATACATCCCGATCCAGGTATGCATTTCCGTATCAGTGATGATGACTGGCTGGTGGCCGAGGAAGCAGGAGAGGTGACGGCAGTCCTTCACTCGCACCCACAAAACGTACCGTTCCTGTCTGGCGCTGATCGCCAGATGCAGGTTACCAGTGGTCTTCCGTGGTGGCTGGCGTGCGATGGCCGGATACTGAAATTCAGGCCTGTTCCATTGCTGTTGGGGCGCAAGTTCAAGCATGGTGTCATGGACTGTTACACCCTGTTCAGGGATGCGTATCATCTTTGCGGAATCGACCTTCCTGACTTCGAACGCACTAATGGGTGGTGGTTGCGTGGTGAAAATCTTTATCTGAACAACATGCCTCTCAACGGCTTCCGCCAGGTATCGACGGGCGAAGCGCAACCAGGTGACGTCATCATCAGGCAGCCATTCCCCGGCGCTGACCCTTGCCACGCAATGATTCTCCTCGAAGGAAACATGGTGCTTCACCACGACCACGCCGGCCATCTGAGCCGGAGAGAGCCAATGCGCCCGGCATACGTTAAGCAGATGCATTCCATATGGAGACATGAACAGTGCTCATCTTTAAATTTGCTGGCAGTTTACGCCGATTTTACCGCCAAATCCCTCTGAACGTAGATACGCCGGCTCAGGGGCTGCGCCTGCTTCTTGCCCAGAATCACGAATTCAAAAAAGCATTCCTCAATACAAAACTTCGTATCCGAATAGCAGGCGAGGATGTTGAGGTATCCGCTATGCAATGGCATCTGGATCGCCACCTGAAAGATGGTTCTGTAGTCCTGTTTGTGCCGGTAGTCGAAGGCGCTATCACTGCCGCTGCTGCGGCATGGATTGCGGTTGCTGTCAGCGTGGCTTCAATTGCGTACTCGGTATACATGTCCCGCAACATGAAAACTAAAACGTCAGCGGAAGCGGCTGAGACAAACACGCTAACGAATAACTCATTTACCAGTGCGGAGAACAGAGTAGGGCAGGGTAGACCTGTGCCAATACTACTCGGTGAGATGGAAGTTGGCTCAAATGTTATTTCTCTAGGTATCGACACAAGCAACATCCAGGACTGGACGGAATCTATTAGCTAAGGTGGCATTATGTCTTCAGGCGGCGGTAAAGCATCAACCCCAAAACTACTCGACGATAACCTCAAATCAAAGCAATACTATCGCGTGCTGGATTTAATTTCCGAGGGCGAAATATACGGCCCGGTAGATCAGGAGCACCTGTCTTCCTTTAAGCTCAATAAGACGCCTGTCACTGACTCGAACGGTAATGTCAACGTGAACGGAATTAGTGTTGCATGGCGCCCCGGCTCGGAGACTCAGGAGCCAATCAACGGTTTCTCTGCAATCGAAGCGACTACCATTGTTAACACTGAGGTCACTTACGATACCCCGCTGGTACGCACCATAACCGATCAGGATGTAACCCGCGTTCGTTTCAACGTCGGGACAACAGGGTTAGGTGAGCAAGACACCAAAGGTAACCAAAAGAACACCTCAGTAACTATGGTCATTGAGTCCCGGACCGGTTCAACCGGGTGGGTTATCGAAAAAAACGTTACTATAGGCCCAGGTAAAATATCCGGTGAGTATCTTGAGGCGCACCTGATTGACGCGCCGGAAACTAAACCGTTCGATATCCGAGTGCGTCGAATTACGCCGGACAGCACCAGTGATTTGCTGTCAAACGGCACCATCTGGAACAGCTACAGCGAGATCACCGACGATAACCTGAATTATCCGTTCTCCGCTATTGCGGGTGCGGTTATTGACCGTGACCAGTACACCGATACCCCTAGTCGCACATATCATCTTCGCGGCCTGATTGTGGATGTTCCTGACAACTACGATCCGATAGCCAGAACTTACTCTGGGTTGTGGACTGGCGGATTCAAAAAAGCGTGGACTAACAACCCGGCGTGGCTGTTCCGTGAACTGGCGAAGAATACGCGTTTTGGCCTGGCGAAACGTGCCGGTTATATCGATGTAGATGACGGTGCGTTGTACGTCCTCTCACAGTATTGCGATCAGCTTGTTAATGATGGCTACGGCGGGCAGGAACCAAGGATGACGCTGAATGCCTATATTACTGAGCAGGAGAGTGCGCGAGACATTCTAGACAAGATAGCGAGCATGTTTCGAGGTATAGCGCTGTGGGACGGGATGCGACTGTCTGTCATGCTGGACGCGCCACAAGACCCAATTGCGACAATCACGAATGCTAACGTGGTTGATGGCGAGTTCAAGCGCAGCTCCGTGAAGCGTTCAGAGAAATACAATGCCGTTGTTGTGTCCTGGACTGACCCGGATAACGGCTGGGAGCAGGTAAAAGAGTATGTTTCCGACGATGAGATGATAGCCCGCGGGAACTACAACGAAACAACAATTGAAGCATTCGGGTGCACGTCTCGTGGTCAGGCATGGCGCGCTGGGAAATGGCTTCTTGAAACGGCGAAACGGGAAAGCAGCAGACTGTCTTTCCAGATGGCGCGCGATGCTATCCACTTCACGCCAGGTGACATCGTTGAAGTCATGGACAACAACTATGCTGGTGCGCGTCTTGGTGGGCGCATCATGTCGCACGCGGGCAATAAGATTACCGTTGATGCTGTTGATTCGTCTCTGATATCAGAAGGCGACACCATGTCGATCATGGGTAGTGACGGGAAATTCGTTAAGTACGTGATTGCCAGCATTGCCGACAACATCGTGACGCTGAAAACCACACCTGCATGGGTTCGTGACGGGACTGTATTCGCTATCTCTACCAGCAACGTTTCCACCAGACTATTCCGCATCCTGAGCGTTGCAGAGACGGATAACAATTCTGTCTACAGCATCACCGCATCGCAGCATGATCCGAACAAACAGGCCATTGTTGATGAAGGCGCAGTGTTTGAAATCCCCAACGATACGCTGAACGGTTACCGTGTACCGAACGTGGAGAACCTGCGCATCATCAACACCAACTCAGAGACTGTCCAGGTTACGGCCACGTGGGAGACGGCAACCACTACCAAAAAGCTGATGTTTGAAGTGTATGTATACACCGATGACGGGAAAGTGGTTGCGCAATATGAAACAGACCAGTTCCGCTACGAGTTCTTTGGTCTGAACGCCGGCGGATACACGCTTGGCGTTCGCGGTCGCAATGAAAACGGAATGAAAGGCGCTGAGACGCAAATTAGTATGGTCATCGGTGCGCCACCTGCACCATCCAGTGTTATCTGGACGCCAGGCTTGTTCTCTGCTGACCTGGTCCCCGTCATGCGCATTACGGCAACGACAGACACATCGTTTGAGTTCTGGTACTCAGGGCAGAGTCAGATCGTCAATCCTGCAGATATTGAAGACCAGGCGCAATTCCTTGGGCGCTCAAATCAGTGGACGTTGCATGGATTGCAGGCGGATAAGACCTATTACGTGTATGTACGAACCAGAAACGCATTTGGCGTATCAGATTTTGTTGAGGCATCCGGTCAGGCATCTGCAGATATTCCAGGGATGATCGAACTCATAGATGAGCAGATTCGCGAATCTGATGCGTTTAAAAATGTTCAGGAAGGCGTGGATACCAATCTCGAAGGCATTATGGAAAACGCCCTCGCGAACCACGGCACTGTTGAGCATCAGTATCAGCAATACGGTGAAGTGCGTGCCGATATCATGGTTGTTAAAACGACAGTCGCGACTGCTGAGAAAGGATTAGCAGATTTGTCGACTTATGTTCAGTCCCAAATTGGCCCTGACGGGAGTCTCACCTCAGCAGTTAATCAGAAGATGACAGCCGAGGTAAATAGCGATGGGACAGCCAAAGCCTCTTATACGCTGAACATGGGAATTATCAGGAATGGTGTGAAATATAATACCGGATTAGGCATGTCTATTGATCCTGATGGTAACTCTTATAAATCCACAATTGTTTTTGCTGCTGACCAGTTCGGTATTTACTCAGGGAATAATCCTGGTAACTGGCAGGCTGCATTCTTCGTCTATAACGGACAGGTATTTATTCGTAGCGCATTAATTCAGGAAGCATCCATCGATTTTGCGAAAATTACCGATTCACTTCAGTCTGCAAACTTTATCCCCGGTGGTGGTGGACGCGGATGGAATTTACCAAAATCTGGTAGCCCAGAATTCCATGGGAAACTCTATGCAGACAGCGGTGAATTTGCATTTAACGGAGTGAATAACGTTACTCGCATTGACGGCAATGGGATCACAGTAAATCTCTCAGGAGGTGGTCGTGTTGTTGTTGGACGATGGACATAAGGTGAAATATGCCGGAAGGAATACTGATAGATTATAACGATGGCCGTCCTGCGATGGCGATTACAGCGGGGCTCCGTGCCCCGTCATTCTGCACAAGTTTTGCTGGTTACGGTACGGGGGCAAACCAGTTTCAGGTTAATACTCCATTAACGTCAGGCTCCACAGTTTTTGTTTTACCGACACGTCCGGTTGACGTTCAGGAGTTCGCAGACAATCAGACATGGATAGTTTTACCGATATATATGACATCCGTTACAAGAAACGGAGACAACGGTGTGACTGTTAACGGTACAAACAGGGGAAACTACCAGCGAATACCAAACTGGGCAGGAACTGTATTTGAAATTCTCCCTGCTGCTACTTACAACGAAGGACTTCTCGTTTCCAACTCTACTGATTTCACTGCAATTTCGAATCAGGCAAGATTAATGACATGTGCTTATGTTGGCACGGTGACAGTCAACGGCTCGATGGCGCTTCCCGTATCAGGAATACCATTCGGGAAGTGGGATAACAATAATGTGTCTGTAGGATTTGACGGAGCAAATATTATTGTAAGAGACATCAATTACTCAGGACGGGATGATGTTTCCGCATCTGTAACAATGGAACTGGTAATTTTCAATAATACCGCGCCTGTAGCCGGTGATGGCATTACCATGACTAATTCGGCTGGGCAGGTGACATTTTCAACAGTGAAGCGCCCATTTGTATATGACCAGCAGCTAACGGTAACAGACAATAATCAATACATAGGTGATAAATATTGCCAGATAGTATTTACAGGTGCGCAGTCAAGACGAGTGGATGGATATTTTAATATAAGGAAAAAGGGCGTGGTAATGTCAGGTGGAAGCATCCGGTCAGCGTATAATCAGGTTGTTGGTAATTACAATGACAACAGATTTGATATGACATTTAATCAAAATATCAATATGCCAATTCTTGTCCTTCCGGATATGTATTGAGGAAATATTCATGTCAGCAGGAACCTTAACTCTTACCAATGACACAGATGCTGTTACTGGCAGCGGCACAGCGTTTACAGCAGAACTTGCTGCTGGCGATTTTATTGTCGTAACTGTCGGCGGCATCCCTTATACACTTCCGGTTAAAGCAGTAAATAACAATACATCACTGACGCTGGTTAGTGTTTACACAGGCCCGACACAATCCGGCGCTGCGTGGTCTGCCGTGCCTCGTGTTGCTTTGAACATGGTCACGGCTGCCTTGGTGGCTCAAAGCGCTGAGGCATTGCGAGGACTGAATTACGACAAACAGAACTGGCAGCAGGTTTACAGTACAGACGGAAACATCACAGTGAAGCTGCCAGATGGCACTACCTTCACCGGCCCGTCATGGAAATACCTGTCTGACAATATTGTGTTGCAGAATGATTCTCGTCTGACAACCATAAATGGTAAAACCGGTGGAATTATTAACGGCGAAATTTCCCTCACTCGTTCAGCCACAGAAAATATTTCAAACAGAATCGTCTTTACTACCATTGTTGCTGCTGAGGGGTTAACTGCATGGGCTGAGCGTCATAATTTTGCTGATGGCACTAATCGCCAGATACTCAACTTAAGTTCTGTATCAGGTTCGCGTAAAGCGGTACTTCATGCAGATGGTGGGGTCCTCTGCAGAGCGGGTATGAATAACCTTTCGTTGTTACGTACTGGATACTTTATTGATTACGAGTCAGGTCCAATCTCCCTTTATATAGACTCTACCCGTATGGGAGAAATACAGCTATCAGCGACCTCTGACAGGCTTTTGAAGAAAGAAATTGAGTATTTATCAGATATGGTTGGTGCAGATCCTTCTGCCAATGCGCTGAATGAAGTACTCCAATGGAACCCGGCAACATTCAAGTATAAGAAACGCAGCATTATCCCAGAGAGCGATACCCATCTTGGGTTCATTGCTAATGACCTTGTCGAAGTCTCGCCGGAGTGCGTTAAGGGGAAAGGGCTGGAAGATGGCTATGATGAGAACAATACAGCGGAAGCATATTCACTCGATGAGATAGCTATGATAGCTAAGCTGACATTGTCTATTCAGGAGTTGCAAAAACAGATTTCCGAACTTCAGGCGAATGGTGCTGGAAGCTGAATAATGCGCAGCCATCGTATGCAAGAACGTGCTTTGGTAGGCCGCCTGACAAGAGCGAAGCATCAGACACTTCGCGTCCGGTGTTCGGAGTAATAACGTACTTCATCAACAGTGCGACAGATGATTTAAGTCAAGCTAAAGGTGGCACTACGCCACCTTCTCATCAAGCCAGTCAGTCCAAAATTGCATCATCTCCAGGTGTGTATCAGGATACGCTGTGCGGTTGTACACAGATCGAGTCCCAGTTAGTTTTATGTTTTCTCGGTGACGTGAGACAAAAATGGGACGTAAAGGCTTTTATATGCCTTTCGACCAATTTCTATCTTTTTCGAATATGGGACGTGTGAGCGCAGGTATGACGCGGTATGTTGTTGACTTAAAAGGTAGTTCTTATAATTCGTAATGCGAAGGTCGTAGGTTCGACTCCTATTATCGGCACCATCTCAAGTTCCTCAAACGTCCGTATTCATCCATAAATACACTGATTTATAACGACTTTATTGCTTTTTTGTCCATCACCGTCCGTAACCATCCAGTAGAATCCGACACTGAATGTGTATAGGATTATGTATATGTTCCTGTTCGGTCTTGGATTCCTATCCACATGCCTTTAAACGATATGCAGATTCGCTGCGCTAAGCCTGAAACTAAAGCCTATACACTCGGAGATGGGCAAGGGTTGTCATTGCTAATTGAACCTAATGGAAGCAAGAGCTGGCGGTTCCGTTATCGTTTTGCCGGTAAGCCAAAAATGATCTCGCTGGGTGTGTATCCGACGATCACACTTGCAGATGCCAGTTCTCGTCGTGATGATGCCCGAAAACTTGTGGCAGAAGGAAAGAGCTGTGATCCTACCCGCGTAATATGGGCACAACCCTAAGCGAGGTTCTGGTTTTCAAATTGTTCCGGACTGAGACCGCCACAGGCACTGTGACGACGCCACCGATTGTAATCACACTCAATATAATTAAACACTGCTGTCCGCATTATTTCCCGGCTGACAAAGTCCTCTCCGTGGATACATTCCACCTTCAGCGTATGGAAGAAGCTTTCCGCACAGGCATTGTCGTAACAACAACCTCTGGCGCTCATACTTCCCCGCAGATTATGGCGTTTCAGTAAGCTCTGATAATCCGTTGAACAGTACTGACCGCCTCTGTCTGTATGCACGATGACATTTTCCGGACATTTACGCCGCCACAGCGCCATCTGTAACGCATCGCAGGCAAGCTGTGCTGTCATCCGCGAAGACATCGACCAGCCAATGACTGACCGCGACCACAGATCGATAACCACGGCCAGATAAAGCCAGCCTTCACCAGTGCGAAGATACGTGATGTCATCCACCCACTTCTGATTCGGGCCGCTGGCGTAAAAGTCCTGCTTCAGCAGATTCTCTGAGACTGGCAGACCATGTTTGCGGTAACTGACCGGACGGAACCGGCGCGAGGCTTTCGCCCGCAGCCCCTGCCGACGCAGGCTGGCCGCCACGGTTTTCACGTTGAACTGGTAACCCTGAGCACGAAGCTCATCCGTCAGGCGTGGCGCACCATAGCGTTGTTTTGCGTCACTGAATGCTTCCCGGACGACGTTATCACAGACAAGGCGGAACCGCTGACGCCGGTTTATCTGATGACGACGCTGATGCCAGACGTACCG